GTCTTGTGTGTGGTTTTAATATTTTATTAAGGGTTTTCCATCGAGTCGTAGATACATTCTTGTAAGCGTTAGCTTCATCTACTACAATCAAATCAAAGTTTGCATCTATGATGTCATCTTTTACAATCCGAACACCATCGTAATTAATAATAACAAACTCATATCTAGTGTTATTAATAATGGCTCTACGATCTGCGGCAACACCATAAGCTACTCCAGGTACCCGATGGATACAAGTGTTATATATGTCGTTCTTCCAAGCTGAAGTCATAATAGATAGGGGACAGATAACTAATACCCTTTTAATAACTCCAAGATTCATTAGGTAATCTGAAGCCCACAACACACTAGAAGTTTTACCAGTACCGGCTTCGTTAAAACAAAAGGCACGCTTGTTAATACTTAAGAATTCAGAGGTAACTTTTTGATGGTCAAAAGGAACCCATCGACCTGTGTATTTATAGTCTTGAGTTATAGGTGAGGGTAAGGCTTGTTTAAATGTAACTATAGAATTTAGCTGCGTTAATTCATCAGGACCCCAATGAATAAGTAGGTCAGTTAAATGTTCTCTTGTGTCTAAGACTTTTGTTTTTACTACCGTTGTTTTAATTCTATCAACAATGTCATTAGGCACTGTAATCTTTAAAGCTTTGTTATCAATTAGTTCCATGTGTTTCCTCTCTAGTGGAACTAACAGTATAATTTATACTTTAATACAAGTCAAGATTAAATTTATATATTATCTACCCGCTAAATATTGTCTAGTTTTTATTGAGCCATCAGAATTTCTTTTAAATGATCGGTTCTTAGATTTCGATTTAACTGTGTAACCGTTTTTGTTGCTACCACCTTTTGATAAAGGCTTTTTGTGAGCTAAATCTTTACCTTCTCTCTTATCTGCCACACCGTTGCCGTTGGCGTCTTTGCCATTCTTATCTACCTTGCGTCTAAGTCTTTGGCGCTCCATTCTTTTCTCGTGCTCCCCTCTGGCGAGCTGTTGTTGATACTCTTTTTTGTGAGGTCTTTTTTTGTTTATGTATGGCATGATAAGTTACCTTTTTGCTCCAATTAATAAATTCATCTACGGTCATGTTTCCTCTAAAAGAGTTGACTGCTCTACAGACTAACTGTATGTTTCGTCTATTATACACCCCTCCGGCAAAAATACGGTCAATACTTGCGTTAGTCTTAGAGATGACGCCTCGTATTTTTTCGCATGTCAAAGGCATCCCAGTTAAAGCACACCTATAGTTTTGTTTCTTTAGTACATTTATAAGTTTCCGTGGAGTTAAATCTGTTTTATTTTTCTTTGACAACAAGTGTTTAAAATATGCTGTCCAGTCTCCGTTTTCTTTTTCGTATCTTGTATTTACTTTATTAATCATCGTACACTTAGTAGAGCAACACAAATATTTAGGGTGTAATGTTTCAAACTTAGTCTTACATACCTTACACTTTCTCGTGTACATTATCTTCTAGGCTTATGGTGTTCACATGTTTCGACCGGACACCACCCGCATAACGGGGTAGGATTGGGTATCCATTCGTCTTTTTCATAAGACATTGTCAGTCGATCTAACGGTTGTTCAAATGACTTCCAAGATTTATGAATGTCTTCCCTAGTATACGACTCTTGAACAAAACTATTTTTCATACAGAACAACAAGCCGGCTTTAATTGTGTTGACTTCAGGAAAACAAACAAACGCCATAAGACTCATCAGCTTTAATTGTTTAGTATCAGGGTATTTGTTAGAGCCTGTTTTATAATCAATAATGTACGCTTGGTCTCCGTCTATTATTACTAAGTCAGCGATGCCTCGTACCCATCTGTTTTCATCATCAAAATCACACTGTTTCATTTCTTTAGTCAACGCCATTTTGTACTCAGCGTATTTAATCCCCGGAATAGCAATCAAAGAATCTACCATCTTTTTAAATCTTAAATAGTTTTTAGCTAACGTTGGCTCAGGGTTATCCTCTAAGTTTTTCAAATGTTTTTTGTGCATACTTTTTACAATGGACTCTACTTCTTTATCGTCCATAGGAGGTTTATTTAATTGGTTCCACTCAAATACTTTTTCTCTAACTTCTTCAAATGAAAAACCTTTGTTAAACCATAACCCACATAATCGAACTCCCGCATCATTTCGCCCAAGAGGTTTATACCCTTTTTTCTTTTTATCTAAATTTAATTCTTCGTGAGTTTTATTCCATGTTTTAGAAGTAACACCATTTATAATTTCTTCTATGGGACGACGCGGTTGTCCGTAAGGCCCAAAAAGTTTTTGTTTATGAGATTCCCACCCTTTGACATAATTTTCTAGCGCCTCGTGAACTTCTTTTCCATAAATAGTCTGGGGCGTATCTACAAAAGAATAGTTCTTTAAGATTCTTACTTCTTGATATTTCTTAGGGCAATTAATATATTCTTTTAAGGAGGAAAAACTCCACGTAAAATCTGCCATTATCTTCCTTGTCCTTTATATTTTTTGTATGATGAACGAAAACTTTTATTCATAGTAGAGGTTTTAGGTATCCGCCCACCTTGACTCGTTCGTTTGTGTGTTGGTTCATAAGGTTGTTGTGTTTGCTTAACTTTTCTTGCCACTAATGATCTCCCTCAATAAATAAAAAGCATGGAGTGTTTTCCCCTACATATGCCCCCATCATATTATAATAAAAATGTTCCATTGCATCTTCTTCAGTCATATCATCTTCACGCATAAGTTTGGCTATTACTTTTCTATAGCTGTAACAAACTTTATCTTGATTATCAATACCCTTAACTATTCCAATAATGCAGTCATCAAAAAAATCCATTACCATTAAGCCATCATACATTTCGTGTAGCATTATTTATCTTCTCCTACAAAAGTTCTTGTATCTACTCCAACAAAACCACAACTCTGCCCTTCTCTAATCGTATCAAAATCAAATTGACTAGGTGATACATGGTCAGGTGGTATTAATGTATATTCTTTTAATAAACAACTCGCTGCTTTATGTTCTGAACAGTTTTCTTTAAAATAAATCATAGCAGTAGGACAATCATTAAAATAACCTACAAACTCTAGGTCATCGTAGTTCCCTGATAAAGAAACGGTTAACACAAAAAGTCCTTCCGCTAACACATTAAAACCCCCAATAAGTAGAAGATAAATCTTCTCGATGCCCAATGCAATCACATTTTTCTACTTCTTTATGACAATTCATACATTTTTTAGTAAGGCCCATTTTAATCTTTTCCTCATTTTCTTTTGCTATATCATCTTCCCATTCTTGTTTCATTTTAAATGCTACAAAATTACTATGTTCAATCATATCAGCCATTATACTCTCCTAAAGTGTAATTATTTTTCCCACCATCGCTCATGCTTTATCTCCTTAAGCAACTGCTTATAGCTTAGTTTAGTTCTATCTTCTTTAAAATCTACGCTTAGTAAATATCTAGGCTCTTTAAAATTATACACCGTGTGTGCAACTTGCGTATTAAATATGTAGTAAGTCTGTGGCTTGTACTTCAACTCAATAAACTTGTCTGTCACATTACCGTGTGCTACATTTGCCCCGCGTTTTAAATTTGGGTTAAACATACAATGACTTCCTTCCCAGTTATTTAACAACATGTTAACCCCGACTCCTCTGTCAGTATCGATGTGCCAATCATAATAAGTGTTAGCCTCCAACTTAATAATACCGGCTTTAAACGGGTGAGCTTCGTATAAGTATTTCCACCAAGGATCAACCACCCAATCATCTTTTACTTCTATTGCTTTAAAATTATAATAGTTAATCCAAGATTCTTTGCGTGCAGTAATTGCTCGAAGGTACATTACCTCTGAAGCTATCGACTCGTCAGGTATCTTGAAATAGTATTCAACAGTCTCCATAAGTATTCCCAAATGCACCTTCGCATGCAATCGGTAAGTCCTCTGCCCAAATAGGTGCTGTATTCATAATGCCCATTACATAGTCCAAAGTATCTTGGGCAGTATTTTTTGTCGATACACACACTACGGCATCATGTACTGTAAGTACAGGCCTATGCTTCTCATTAATCTCTATCATTTGTTCACCTATCACTATCCTAGCTAACGCTTGTACAACATTCTCTACTACTGCCCCACCCCATATACTAACAGTGCCTCGTCTAGATTTATATTCGTATCCATCTGAACCTAGCTGTAAGTCAGGGTAGGTAATGTATAGACCATTAGGTAATTTAATCCCTTTAGGTTCTACTAACAGACACTTGCCTGAGCCTAAGTAATACGGGAGCCGGTCAGCCGGCCATGATGCTATGTCTCGTAAGGCTCTGTCGCACTCGTCCCATAACTTAACTACCTCATGATTAACTTCTCGATATAGTTTAACCAAGCGTTTACTTTCTATCTCATTAACTTCAATGCCGGCATTAAGTTTTAGTACACCCTTGAGCTTGACATGGCCTGTGCCATACCCTAACCCAAGTATGCAAGTCTTACCCACTGCTCGCTCTTTCTTATTTCTTTTGTTAATTGTTTTCTTATACACACGGGAGGCGAAGTCACAGTACACATCTTTGCCTTGTCGATACAGTTCTACTTGGTCTTGTTGTCCGGCAAGCCAGACTAATATACGAGCTTCGATCTGTGAGGAGTCAACATTAAGTATCACATGATTGTCAGGGGGTAGGATTGCATTCTTTAATGCTTTCTTTTTAACATCACGACTCGGTAAGTTCTGGAAGTTTACTTTGTCCATACCACTCCACCGACCTGTATGAGCGCCATAGTATTTAAGTGGGATAGGTAAGCGTCCTTGATTCCTTAGTCCAATGTCTATGAATCTTTGTATGCGTGACTCTTCTATCGTAGACTTCGTGCCTAGTCTGACTGCACATAACTCTTGCAGTATAGGGTTGTCACTTTCTTGTAGCTCAATGAACCCCGCGTCAGTCTTAGCTAACGCGTAGGTTTCTTTCTCGGTAGTAGGGGATACCTTCATTGGCACAGGAATGTGCATGTCTTCTAATATCTTAGCGAACTGTATGTTACTTGCTAACTTCTTTCTAACTGCCTCTTCGGTGTCACAGTTTAAGGTTTCCATTAACCCTTTTAACATTAAGGTCTTTTCTTCTTTTAGTTCCTTGAGTCTTTCTTCTAGTAATTTATCATTGACGCGTAATATAGGTAGTATGAACATCCTAAGTGTAATATCAATGAGCTTCAATTCGGGTAAGGGGAATCCTTTAGATAGGATTTTGAATAGGTCGTAGGTTAGTCTTACATCGTTCTTACAATACTCGCCATACTGACGCAGTTGGTGTTCGGGAAAGTCTTCGAGTCGCATACCTAATGCTTGTAGGACTTCCGTTCCTTTCTCGCCTATCTGATAGCGTTCGGCTAATGCTTTAAGTGAACCTCCAGCCTCAACTCCATGCTTGGCTCTTGCCATGCAAAGTGTATCGAGGTAGGCTACTGGCTCGTGGCCATAGACCCATTTAAGTATCGCCCCGTCAAACTGCGTGTTATGACAGATGAGCATTGAATTCCTCCAGTCAATCAAGTCGATAGACTTTGATGCCTGTTCTCCCGTGCTCCACACGGGCTTTCCGTCGTCTATCTGAATCGCTACTCCGATCACTTGGAACTGAGGGTTCAGTATGTATTCTTCTGTTGTGTACTTGCGTAGGCCGTAGCCCTTTGCGTAAAATGTTTCAAAGTCAAGCGTTACTATTTGCACTTTGTTCCTTTCGTTTTATTATTTTTGCACACACCTTGTAGGTGCATGTCGTGTGAGCAATACCACTTTTTAAAAAAAAACTTAGCGTCGGGACTGCCACACACATGGCACTTCTTTTTTACTGTACTAATTGGTTTCAAGCAAACAATTCTAGTGTAAGATATATTGCTATACCCATAGCAAGAGTGCGTATAAAATACCCCCACACTTTCATATCTCTATCAGATATATCATGTAACTTATCTTCTTTCATAACAATCTCCTTATAGTTTATAGGTGTTAGTATGTTCATCTCTGCATTGTGATGTACACCACCGTCTTTTGTCTGGAACGGGAGTGCCACACCATATACATTTGCCAGTATCATTCTCTTCAATTGAAGTGTTGACTGTCTTAAGGGTAAACTTAAGTCGAGCCTCGACTTCAGCATTAGCTACATCTATTTCGTCGGCCATTCTTTCGGTAGTCCATGTCTAGCCCACGAAGTATTTTTTCTAGTGGTGTGTCTTTTCTCAGGTAAGTTGATCAGTCCTTGTTTATCAAACTCTAGTAAGGTGGAGTAAGCTACTCCCGTTGCCTCTGCTAATTTTGTTCGGCTAAAGTTTGGTCGTTTCTCTTGCCACTCTTTAATTAATTTTATTGCGTCTTCTTTTTCTTCGGGTTTCATTATTTTCCTTTTCTATTCGTTTGTTTGCATACCATATCATCTTTTGTAAATCTTCTGTTAGGTTATTTTTGTATAGACATCTGAAAAGATATTTCCCACATTGCCACAGTAATGGTTCACTGTGAAAAAACTCTTCTAATATCTCTATCACTTCCCACTTGTGTTTAGTATAGTGTGCAGGTTTATTTACATTGTCGTTCATAATGTTCCTAAGAATAATTCTAATGCGTCTATGTCTGTCTCATCAATGACCATTGAATATCCTTGTGCCTTTTTAATATTGTATAAGTGTTTGTTTTGTAAAGCCGTTGGGGTATTACCGTTTGCTTTACACTCGATCCCAATAAAGTTTCCCTTATAACAAGCGACTATGTCAGGGACACCACTCGCCCCATATCCTCCTGTTGAGGCATAGAAATAATATGCACCAAGTTCCTTAAGCTTGGCACATACTTTCTGTTTTACTTTCTTTTCAGGGGTTGCCACTATGACACTAGTGGTGGAAGTTCAGCGTTTTCTACTGGGGCAATCTCTAATAGAGGTATGCCATCAGGTTCTAACGCACTCCAATCTTGATTCAACACAGTTGTTATACTCTCTTCTGTTAAAGGGGGTAACTGTGTTTCAGCCACGGGCAAGATAATAGGAAGAGATCC